GGTCAGTGCGCCAGTAAGAAGTTTTGGAGCAGGTTATGTAGATGTAGTTGTTAACAATGGTGGAACTGGAGCAGTAGATCAAGGATCTCCTGGCAATGTAGATATTATTCCTGGAAAATTAATTAGGGGAATAAGATCAGGAGCTACAGGAAAAATTGTAACCTATACTACTGGAGCCAGTAACGATACAATTTCTATAAATTTATTAACTCCATATAACTTTTTTGCTACAGAAGAAGTTGAATTTGCTGAATCTAATAAAGACTTGCAAATTACTGTTAGAGTAGAAAGTGGAATTTATCTTGAAGATTATCCTATTAAAGTTCCAGCCAACGTTTCTATTAAAGGCGATGAGTTCCGTAGAACAATTCTAAGACCTCGAGATAGAGTAAGTCAAAGTCCTTGGGTAACAACTTATTTTTATCGAGACACTAACTTCGACGGATTAGATTTAACTACAACTTATTATCCTTATGCTGTAGAACTTTTAACAGAAAACAGAGATTTCCTAACTAAAGAACTTGTAGCTTGGATTAATCAACAGGTCACACAAGGACAATTAAACAACCTAACGTTTGTAAGTAAAGCAAGTGCAGGTTCAGGTAATTACGATGTCACTTTTAGTTTTACTCCTGTAGCATTGGCACCAACTCTTGGGCAGTTCTTTACTGTCAGCGGAAACGCAAATCCTTTATACAATGCTTCATGTAATGTACAAAGCAGCACTACCAGCTCTTTTGTTTTAAGATATGCTGGTGATCCAGGTGTGTTTGGTGCAGGTGCTACTATTGCAAGAAACTTCTGGTACAGTTTTACTTACAATCAAAGTAAATGTGCAAGAGATACAGGAATAATTATTGACGCTCTTGTTCAAGATATTAAATTTGGTGGCAATGCACAAACATATGATTCAGCTTCCTTTTATTATAACGGTGCTGTTAGCCAAGTATCAGGACAAGAAAATCAAACAGTAGCGGCTATCACTCAACTTGAAACTATTGTACAAAATTATATTTTTACTAATACTGTATATCCAAGTTTACAGACTGCACTTTCACAAATTACAAATGCAAATAATGGCGAAGCAGCAGCAATAACTAAGTTAGGCACATTGATACAAATATATCAAGATGTAATTCCTACAGGACTCACGGCCTTACCAGCAACCTATGAATCACCTAAGTATGGATATCACTACTTAAAAGACAGTCAGGCTGTGATTAACATTGGGCCAAGTTATACTAATATTGGTGGGTTTGTTAATTCTGCGAAATTAATTGAAATCAACAAAGAATTCATCAAAGAAGAAGTTAATTTATTTGTATTAGCACAACCAGGAGTGCTTTCTTATAATCAAGCTAAATCAAAAAGAGATACAGGTTATATTGTAGATGCTATTGTTTCTGATTTAAACAATGGTGGTCGTGCCGGGGTTTTAGACATCGCGTCTCGTTTTTATGATTCAAGTAGCTTGGTTACACAAGCAGCTTGTCAGGCTGGTATTAGTTACATAGCTACACTTTGTCAAAATATTGCAGCTAATCAAACTCCTGGGACTGTTTATCAAATATCAGTACAACAAGTTAAGGATGTTTCTTTAACAGCAGAAGCAGGTGTTAACACTGTGTTAACTAATTTAATAAGCAGTGTGTTGTTTGCATTCGATCCTGCATATAATCCTCCAAAAAATAACACAGAGATTGATGTGTTCATGTTTAATGATGCTGTTAAGGTTCACAACATTACCGGTCAAGGACATGGCGGATTTATGGCAGTGTTGGACCCTGCTGGAAAGATTGGTTCTAAGAGTCCTTATGTACAGAGCTGTGCTTGTTTCAGTAAGAGTATCAATGCTCAGACTTTTGCTGGTGGTATGTTCATTGACGGATTTTGCGGAAGACTACGAGCAGAAATTACCAGTGTGACTAATGCTGGAAAAACATTAACACTTTCTGGATTAAACAAAAGAGAACCAGTGGCACCTTCGGCTTTCTACTATGTTGGATTCAGATATCAAGTAGACTATGTTTCAAGTTGGGATCCTATAACTGGCATTGCAGTAGTACAATTGAATCCAACTACACCTTGGCTTGGTGGAAACATTAAACTAACATTAGAAACACCTGGTAATAGAAGTATGTTGGCCAACGACTTTACTCAAGTCAATGACTTAGGTTATGGTATTGTTGCACATAATACAGGTATTACAGAACAAGTTAGTACATTTACATATTACTGTTGGACTGCATACTTTGCCAGTTACGGAGGACAAATTCGTTCTGTAGCCGGTTCCAATGCCAACGGACAATACGGATTAAAGGCTGTTGGTGCAGATCCAACTGAATTACCAGACCAAGTCACACTTTACGAAGACATGTCTCAGGTTGCCAAAGTTTGGAGATACGACGACTTTAGTGCAGACATGCAAAAATCAGACATTGATGTTTATATTTCTGATTATAGTTACATTCCTCAAAGTGTCAGCGAAGTTGAAATAGATCATAAAAATGGTACTGTAGGACGTTATGAATTAAGAACTGTTACTAAAACAGGAATTAATGCTCAGTCAAGACAGTATAGAATTTCAAATATATCTAAAGCAGCTATAGCAAATGTTACTATTCACGGAAGTTTACCTCTTAACATTTCCGCTATTACCAAAGCTGATCCTGCTGTTGTTACAATTACACCTAACAGTTACAGTGCCACTATCAGTGGTGCAGCAGGAGCAGGCCCATACACTGCTACTATTGGAACATTTACTTCAGGAACTACTTATGGAATTATTCCAGATCAAACACTGACGTATACAAGTGGTGCTGGTAGTTTTGGTGTTGACACTGTGTGTACTGTTGTGTCAGTTGATCATACCGCAGGCACTGTGGAAGTGACCAGCGCAGATACATTTACTAATGGAGCTGTTTCATTCACTGCAAGTCATGGACTGGTCAACGGAGACCTTATTAGTATTACCGGTGTATCTGGAATGACTCAAATCAATAATAGTAGTTACTATGTTAAAGTTATAACAGCTACTACTTTTGAACTGTACACCGATGATACACTTCTACCAACTGTTGACAGCACCACTTGGGCTACTTATACAGGTAATGGACTAATAGAAAACGTTATTAAATTCCGTAATGGAGAAAAAATAAGAATCGCTGGTGTAGGAGGAATGACCGAAGTAAACGCTAACAGATATTTTGTAAAGTCGTCAACTCGTGATGTTCCTGCTACTGCTATGAAAGTTGGAAAATTTTATAAAATTAAAACAGCAGGAACTACTACTTGGACCAGCCATGGTTCTGCAAACAATACTGCGGGGACCAGTTTTTATTGTACCAGTGTAGGTACAGGAACTGGTGTTGCAGAAATGAGCGGATATGATTTTGAATTGTATAGTGACAGTGCATTAACAACACCTGTTGATTCTACTGCTTATACAACATACACTGGTACTGGAGCTACCTCGGGTGTAGTTTATGAAAAATTCTTCTATGCTATCACTGCGGCCACAAAAACTAATCCTTGTAGAATCACATTAAGTGAAAATCATCACTATGTTCAAGGCGACTTAGTTAAGATTGAAAATGTTGCTGGTATGACACAGTTAACTGGTTTATATCATGTTAAGCCAGTTACGGGTCAGCCAACTCAATTAGACCTGTATAACGATAGTACATGTGTTACTCCTGTTATTAGTACAAGTTTTGGAACATTTTCTAACAATTCAACTATCAGTGAAAGTAGTATTACAGCAGGAAAAGTTTATGAAATTGTTACAGTAGGCACTACTACCAACTGGAATACATTGGCAGGCACATCTGGTGTAACTTATAATGTAGGCAGTAGATTTACCAGTGTAACTGCGGGTGGTGCAGGCGATGGTACTGCAAGACTAAGTGCCAGTATTTTTGGTGGACAGGAAGTTCTACTGTGTACATTTAGTAGCAGTGCCAACGATAACAGAGAAGCTAACGGTTTAGTTACTCAGTTGCACGATGGACAAAATCTTTCTATCAGAACTTTACAAAACTTTAGATTTGCTGACATTGCTAACGTTAACCCAACAAGACCAAGTACTGCTCTTGAATTTGATGCAACACTGCCAAGTGTATATCGTGTTATTGCATATGGTACTACACTGCCAGACGGTGCAGTACTTCCACCAAATCAAGCAGTACTGACCAGCGATCAAAGTTTTGTATATGTTAGACCAACTACTGATCCGACTAAGATTACCATAGCAGATCCTGACGATGCTACTAAAACTTTAGGCAGTCAAGTAGGGGACACTAAGATTGCTATCTATACTTTTTCAGGAACAGAGAACAGTCAAAAACGAGATTTATTAAACAGTGGGACCTTACACTTCCCATGGAATGGTAAATTACATTTAATTACCGGCTACGAAGAAGAAGTAGGAGGAATTCCTCCATATATTAGTATTGCCGAATACGAAGATAGTAATAACGTTGATACCACTGCATCAGGTATTAACAAAAAGTTCCCAACAACTCAAAGTACAACACTGAGAGCAGGATTGCCTGGACTAAGCACTGGACAGGTCACTGTTAAAATTAGTACTTGCCGTGCTACAGGTCATGACTTCTTAGATATTGGTACTGGTGGGTTTAATACTACTAACTATCCTACAGCGATTTTTGGTAATCCAACAATTGAACCTACACAGGAAAATGAAGTTGTAGAAGAATTAAAAGGTCGTGTGTTCTATGTAACCACTGATCAGGACGGTATCTTTAGAGTTGGACCGTACTTTACAGTTGACCAAGGTACTGGTACTGTTACATTTGCTGCCAGTATTGCTCTAAGTAACTTAGACGGTATTGGATTTAAACGTGGTGTTACAGTTGCTGAATTCTCAACTGATAACACTATGACTAACAATGCTGCTGATACTGTGCCAGTTCAGTCAGCGACTCGAGGTTATATTGATAAGCGTTTAGGTTTAGACCATGCAGGTAATGGAGTGCCTGTTCCTAACTTAATTGGACCAGGATACATGGCATTGAACGGTGCATTGGCTATGAAGGCCAATATGAATCTTGGTTCTTTCCAAATTAAGTCAATGTCTGATCCAACAGATCCACAAGATGCTACTACTAAAACTTATGTAGATCAACAAATTACAACAGTCGACAGTTTTAGTAAACTTCTTGATGTTGAGATCGATAATCCCGATGCTGGCGACATTATTATGTATGTTGGTACTGGAGACAGTACAGGAGATACATTTGTAAATGCTCATGTTACTGGAGATTTGGTATTAGTTTTTGATAGTACGGCAAATACTGTAACAGCAACAGTAACACCTGATGCAATTGTAGACAGTAAAATTAGTAAGTCTGCTGCTATACAACAACAAAAAGTAAACATTGCTAATGCACAAGTTGGAGGAAGTTTTGGTGTAACACCTGTTCCTATTACTAACATACAACCTAATAATCCAATAGCAGGACAAACTACTATTTCATACAGCACATTAGGAGGAACTCCTTATAGTCCTGGACAAACAGTGGCTATTAGGGGTGTAACATCTACTGGATCTGTTTATAATGCCGACTGGACAGTTGTTACAAGTACAAATAGTCAAACTGTTATCACTTGTAGTGAAACTGCTACGTATACATCAAGCGGTACTATTACACTACAACGAGGTGTTCCAGTATTCGATAGTGCTAATTTTGAAGTAAGCAATGATGGGTGGATTGGTATTAAAGCAGGCGGAGTCAGTGCTGCTGAATTAGCTAACATTGGTAATGGCAGTGTGTTAGGTAACTTTAGTGGCGGTTCAACTTTCCCGCAAGAACTAACTCCACAGTCTGTATTAACAAAAGCCACTTGGAACGCATTTAACGGATCAACTACTAATGGTATAAGTTATGCTTATACATTTACCAAGGCAGCTACCGAAGGTGCAAGTTCATTTACAACTACACAGATTAGCACAGGCACTACATCAGGTACTTTGGTACAAAGAAAAACTTCTGGTGCTATTGGTTATATTGATACTCTGGGATATCAATTAAACGGAAATTCGGTATTAGATTACACTGGTACAACTACACAACTTAAAACATTAGGTGGTGTTACTGTTCTAAGTGCCACTGGTAGTAGTTCTGCAACTACACCTGTGACAGTGTTAGGACAATGGGCTCTTGGAGCAAGTGCTACATTAGAAGCTACTTTCTCAGCTGACTTAGCAGAATACTATAGTGCTGATACAGAATACGAATCAGGCACTGTGTTAGTGTTTGGTGGAGATGCTGAAGTAACTACTACAACAGTATTCGGTGATAGTCGTGTAGCAGGTGTTGTGTCAACTGATCCAGCATTTAAGATGAATGGACAATTAGAAGGCACAAGAGCACTGATAGCACTACAAGGTCGTGTGCCTTGTAAAGTAGTTGGTAAAGTTAAGAAGGGTGATTTGCTAACCACAGCAGGCATAGCCGGACACGCTGCCAAGGCAATTAATCCTCAAGTAGGTACAATTATAGGTAAGGCATTACAAGATAAGGATACACTAGAGGCTGGTGTTATCGAAGTTGCTGTGGGGCGTGTATAATGGCTAAAAAAATAATTAATTTAGGAACGGCCGATAAAGGCAATGGTGATCCTATACGTACAGCGTTCAGTAAAGTAAATGAAAACTTTACTGAATTGTATACAGCGTTAGGATTAGATAGTGACGGATTAAACATAGGCAGTTTTGAATTTACTGATAATATACTCAGCACTACTGATAGTAGTAATATTGTTATTGACCAAGCAGTAGTCATTAACAGCGAGCTAACTATGCACGGTGACATTGTGCCTAATATCGCTAATGAACATACATTAGGAACACTCCAGCGACCTTGGAAGAGTTTATATGTCAGCGGTTCAACAATCTACCTAGGGGGTGCTGCATTAAAAATCGACAATGAAGGTGAACTTACACTCAACGATAACCGTATAGTACAACAGAATGGACAATATATTGATTTAAATTCAAATGTAAATGATGTTAATGTCAGCAATCCGCAGCCGGGAGATACTTTACAATGGGGTCCTGGATTCTGGATCAATGTTCCTAACTCCGATAATAAACTAGTTAATGGTGCTAAAGAAGTAGTATTAACTGGCGGTGCTAATCCTTATGTTACATTTCCTACAGTAGCGTCTGGTGAAAACATTACGATACAAGGCGCAGAAATAGCATCTGCCAACGGAGCCGTGGCAATTACATCATCTAATTCAGTTGTTGTCAACACCAATGCGTTAACTTCTTTAAACACTTGGACATTTGGCACAGATGGCGACCTACAACTACCTGGAGGTGCTACTCTATCAAGCGATACTGTCAATGGCTTTACTATTAGCCAGTTAGCTATCGATGAAGAGACTACACTCTCTGTTAATTTTAGGAGAACTGGTGAAATAATTGTTCCTTTATCTATTCAATTTAATTTGCTTGACACTCCAACTGGATTTGTTGGTGCACAACTTGATAGTCTTATAATTGCCGGAAATCCTGGCAAAGCTATTGACATAGCCCCCAACGACGGTGCGAATGGAACTTGGTCTTTTGGCACTGACGGTAACTTACAACTGCCGCCAGGATTTATTACTACCAACCAAGTAACTGGATTAAATCTTAGATCTGGTTATGATGTGCATATCATATCAAATCACGCGGATGTCGATCATGAGTGGATCTTAGATTCCTATGGCGACTTAACATTACCCGGCGGTATTAAGAGCGAAGGTGCTATCAATATCGATATCAATCTCACAGATTCGACCTTACGCAGATGGACATTCACAGAAGGTGGTGATCTACAATTCCCAGACGCTACCGTACAGACCACCGCATACACAGGCCCAGGAGATAATATTGTTAACGGCGCTTACACATTATCAGTGGCCAGCACAGGACCTATTAACCTTCCCACAGCCAGTACAGGTTTGGGTAGACTGCAAAACGCAGACGGTATTGAAATACTAACCAATTCTGGAGGAACTGCTAAACTGTGGACATTTGGTGCATCGGGTGAATTAACTGTACCTGGCAATATTCAAGCCATAGCATCAGTTGGCAGCGACGGTGGTGATCTTACTGTGCAGGCAGGAGAAACCGTCACCGGCACCGGCGGAGACCTTACATTAAAGTCAGGTGAAACTACAACTGGCAACGCTGGAGTTCTTAATGTTAGGGCAGGTAACACAGTAACTGGCGACGGTGGTATGCTCAATGTCAGAGCGGGTGATGCTGTAACCGGCAACGCTGGCGGTATTGATCTTAGAGCAGGTGATACCATAACCGGTGACGGTGGTAGCATATTTATTACTGCCGGATCAGCAGTTAACAGCGGTCCTGGTGGTTCCGTAACGATCACATCAGGCGACAATGTTAATAATGGCGCAGGCAATATCAATTTAGTAGCGGCTGCGTCTTTATCCGGTGCCGACGGTGTTATCAACCTTACTACTGCTATTGGTTCTTGGACATTTAATGAGGCTGGTAACTTAACATTCCCTATCGGATTAATCATAGAAGACTTCAGCGGATCACCAATGATACGGGCCGCCAATGGCACAGCAGCAGTATTAGGTGGAGCACCTGCGCTTGCGGGTGACGGTATTATCATCCAAGCAGGTAATGCTGGAGCAGATGATGGCGTGGATCCTATGACAGGTGCCAATGGCGGCGGTGTGGTAATCGCAGGGGGCGCCGGCACCGGACAATCCACCGGTGGAACCGTGACGATCTTTGGTGGTGCGGATGCTAATGGAGATTTTGCTGATGTCACGATAGGCAATGGTGCGGGACAATTTCACTTCTACGGTAACGGTACTTTAGAATTCCCAGACTCAACAGTTCAAAGCACAGCTTGGACTGGCACGCTGACTATCAACGATTCCGGACTGGCTATAAATGGCGGCACTGGTACTATCTATCAAGGACCTACAGGTGTTCTACAGGTTGGAGACAAGAAAGGCGGTGTATATCACGCAGCCTCAACCAGCAGCAACGGCCTGTTTACATTTGGTATGAATGGCAGCGGCATAATGAGTGCCGCGGTAGAAGGTAGTCTTTTTGTAGGTAATAATTTACCTTCAAACAACGGTGGCGTTACCACAGCGTATGGAGGATGGCTGGTTGTAGAGAACGGCGGTAAGTTTGGCACTGATGTAGATACCTTAGGCAATGTGAGCATAGGTAAAGGCGTGTTTGAAAAGTTCCAAGCTAAACAGGATGCCACAGGCACAGTAGAGCACGATTGTCTAAACGGACATATTTTCTATCACACTAGCCCAGATGCCAACTGGACTGCTAATTTTACTAATTTGAATATCGCTACCAGTTATGCTACCTCAGTTACCGTAGTCATAGCACAAGGTGGTACAGGTTACTATCCTAACGCTGTGCAGATTGGAGGTGTTGGTCAAACTATAAACTGGCAAGGCAACGCGACACCTACACCAAGCTCTAATAGAACTGATGTGGTAACATTCAGTATATTAAACAACTCTGGAACATATACAGTTCTTGGACAACTGACAGGATTCTAAGATGTTTAGTTCTTTTAACGGTTCATTCAAGTTTGGTCGTAGGCGAGTCATAACACCGGCACCTGTGTCTGATCTGATATTAGATCTGGATGCCAGCGCCTACGGTGGAGCAGGTGATTGGCAAGATGCCACTGCCAATAACTTAGATGCCGTGGCAGTACAAACTCCCACTTACTCGGCCAACAACGGAGGATACTTTGATCTCAATGGTGGCGCGATCAGTGGTAGTGTAGGTGCAGTAGATAGTTTTGAGATCGCAGATAATTCAGCATTAGAATCGGGATTCTCGGCTGTGAGTTTTGAAATTTACTTTTGGATAGACACAGTACAGACGCCAGGTGCTAATTTGCTGTTTGACAAGAGATCAGCAACAACCAATGGATTCGTAGGATTTTTTAACGAGACAGGTTTTACCTTCCGTGTTGGCACAGCCAGTCCCAATCAAATAACTTATACGACAACACCCGTGACTAATGCGTGGCAGCATATGGTAGTAACTGTAGCCAGCAGTGGTAGCAAAATTTATCTTGACGGTGCGGAAGTTGCATCATCTGCCTACGCAGGAAATTTCAGTAGCATCGATAGTACAAACAGTTTAAGAATTGGTGATGTAGGATTTGGTAACACAGGAATTTTTGGCTTAGATGGTCGTATAAAACTATTCCGTATCTATAACAAGGCGTTGACCAGTGCCGAAGTATTAACCAAATATCAAGATGCTAATGCTGGTACAAATTTAGTTTTAAGGCTTGATCCAGACAATGCCACTAGCTATTCAGGCAGTGGCACAACTTGGACTGATCTAGCGGCACCTGCACAGAATCTTACCTTATACGGATCACCTACCTACACTTCAGGTACACCCAGTTATTTTACATTTAACGGTACTACACAGCGAGCTACAGGCACAGACACCGGAGTAATATCAACCACAGCTTATACCAAATCAGCTTGGTTCTATCTCAACGGTTATCAAGATAATAACATATTCAGTGGGGATGGACATTTTATCTATATGGGTCCATCTGCCAGTGTAGACAAAAAGATCTACTGCGGACACAGTGATTGGGGTAGTTTCACAGCCTATCCGTCTACAGCTACTATAAACTTAAACACTTGGTATAATGTTACACTTACATTCAGTACTGCTAATGGTATGACTCTGTATATTAACGGTGTGCAGGATTCAACTTATACAGCACAAAAAACAGCACATCCGGGCACAGGCACAGTCAGCGTAGGTGCTTATATCACAGGTAATTTATTAAATGGTAGAGTTGGTAAGGTTCTGGCCTATAACACAGAACTAACAGCGGCACAGGTTCTGCAAAACTATAACAATGACAAAGCTACCTACGGATTATAACGGTAAATATACTAAAGAGAGCGGATTATACAATAAAATAATAAACGATAAATATTAAAAAGAGCGAAATATGGCTATACAAACAGTTAATTTAGGAACTTACGCAAACGACGGCACGGGCGATGACCTACGTGTGGCTTTTGAAAAAGTCAATGCTAATTTTGTAGAAATTGACTCATTAACTGTTACAAACGCTGTTAATTTAGGCAGCGGTACAACACTGTTCGCAGGCAAGCAGGCCAGTCCGGCGCTGGGCGATAATTTAACTTTTAAAAGTTTAGTTGCTGGAGCGAACATTCTATTAAGTTCTACAGCAACAGAAATAATTTTAACATCACAATTTAGCTCATTAACTACAAACTTAAATCTTAATAGTAAGAATATCACTGGTACTGGAAACATAGATATAACCGGTAATATAAGTTTAACATCAGGTAATGCTACAATTGGTCAAAACCTAACAGTAAACGGTACAAGTTCTTTAGGTACAGCAGGAAGAGTAAAAATATTTGGTGGTGCTACAAATTATGTACTGTCAACAGACGGTAATGGTAATTTAAGTTGGGTCAGCCCTGGAGGCGAACTTGAGTGGGAGTTTGTAGATTTTAATGGAAATGCTACAAGTCCTATACCTTACTTATTATCTGCTGTAGGAGTTGACATGGGTTCATTTATATCACCAAGCACGATAAACATCAATTTAGGAACATTTTAAGAAGTCAGGAGAACGTAATGGCATTTAGAATTAGACAAGGTCTAGAATCAGCGAGAGCAGCAGTTATACCAGCACAAGGTGAACCGCTTTGGACCACAGATACAAGTAGACTTTATATTGGAGACGGATCCACTCCTGGCGGTGTTGCAGTTTCTTCTGAAGTCGATTTGACTGAAGAAGGGCTACAAGATGTTATTGGAGCTATGTTTGTTGGTAACGTAACAAACGGAATTACTTTTACATACAATGACACAACAGGAAAAATTAATGCCACAGTTAATTTTCCACCAAGCTCAGTGGCAGCAGAAGCATATCATTTTAATATTACCGGCATAGATTCCACGTTAACACAAATTAACCGATCAGAAACTATTCAGTTTGTTGGAACAAATGGTATCGCTGTTGGTGTAAGCGAAACTCCCGGCGGAGTAACCAGAGTTAATATTGACGGCTCGTCTGTGCAAGGCAGTGGTGGTGCAAACTTGACTCAAGTAGGATGGTTCGTAACAGGAGTTGATTCAACACAAAGCAGAATCAATAATGACGAAACATTACAATTTATTGGAGCTAACGGTATTAATGTCACAGTAAATGATACTGGAGCGCCTCTTACTGTAACTATTGATGCAGCTAATGTTGGCAGTGTTGCCTCTTCTACCACTGTGTTCAGTGTTCCTTACTATAATGCAATCGGCAACGATCTTATTAGTGCTGGTCCTGACATGCGCTTTAGTTCAGAGCAGTCCTGTTTAAGTGCAAACGTATTTGGTGCTAATACTTTTATCAGTCAAGTAATAAGCACACCATTAAACATTGTTACTATTCTTGCAGATGTTCCTACTTCAGGTCAGATAACTGTTACTTACAATACACATCCTCATCCTCCTTTTTATGTAGGAAGAAATGTTAAAATTGAAAATTGTAACCCAAGTGTATGGAACGGTGTCTACGAAGTTATAAGTTCTACTACTACATCAACTGTATTAAAAGCATCATACTCAGGTATTTTATTAATTCCTAACCCAGGTGTTCCAACAGTTGGAAGAATTATTAATTTAGGAACTCTTAACAATACTACACAGTATTTGCAACCTGGTCAACCACTGTTGTTAGCAGCAGGTAGTATTGGAGCGTTTGGTAGTAATACCACTGTTACTACTATCGAAACAGGAGCTACTATATTCGTAACTGGAACCACTGCTCATACTGCTGGAAATATTAATTTTAATCCAGCTTGGTCAGGATTTGCAGCATATATTAATAATGGTATTATCCGTGAAACCACAGAACGAAGCCTGAATATTTTTACAACAGGGGAAAATAAATTCGTACAACTTGGTGGAACCATTGATTTAAACAACACTCTTGGTCCTACTGAGTATGCAGGAAAACTTCGTGTATTAGACAACACTGCATTCTTTGGTGACGGACAAATAGCTGTTGTAGACATCGTACAAGTACATAACAGCCCATTAGCTAATTCTATAAATCTCAGCCGTACACGGGGAACATATTCATCACCATTAGCTGTTCAAAGCGGTGATGCATTAGGTGCTATTACTTTCCAAGGGTTTGATGGTATAAGCTCTAAAGACGTAGTGGGATATTCTATGCCTGTTTCTGCCAGTATCTTTGCAAGAGCCGCAGAAACTCCAAGTTTTGGACAATTAAGTTTAGCAGGAGAATTAGTTTTTCAAACAGCTAAACTTGGTGCAGGATATGTATTATCCGATGCCTTATTGATAGATAGAGATCAAAACTCAACATTTTATAGAAGTGTAAACATAAATGAAAGCTTAAATGTTAGTTCACAGATTAGAATTTCTGGAAATCTCATACAAACTGTTGTTAGTAATGCAAATTTAGATTTAAGAGCTAACGGAACTGGATTTGTCAATATAAGTGATGATGTAAATATCACAGGAACTTTAGTTGTTTCAACGATTAATACCAGTGATAGTTCTGCACTGAGTTTTAATCCAGCAGTAGTATTCAATTCAGATGTAACTGTTGAAAACGATTTAACTGTAGACAACAAAATATATGCAGCTGAATTTGTAAGCACTGGCACTGGATCTCCAGAAATTGTCACTACTTCTAACTTTAACATCAATGTAAATGGTAACAGTTGGATGTACGCCACAGACGGAGGCTTCCAGCCTCCAATCTTAACTGCGGCACCAGGTTCTCCTATTACAGGGGCATTTTATGTAGCAGATGGTGTGTCTTGGGACCCAGATACTAAATCAGGAGTTGTTCCGTATCCTGTGTTTTATGATGGTGCCAGCTTCAACGCTCTATACTAATTAGGATTATCATGGAAAGAAGAGAATATATTGTATCTCTAAAGCAAGGAGTTAACTACGACCAATTTTGGAACGAAATGGAAAGTAACACTAATAATCATCCGTACGTTCCAGATCATGCTGTAGATATTGTAAACAACAGATCTGCCAGTTTACTAAGTTGCCATTATGCATTAACAGACCAAGAAGCTGCAACATTAAGAACAGACTCAAGAGTATACAGTGTAGAAATACCACCAGAACAAAATCCTAATCTTATTATAGGTCATAATGTCACATCTCAAAACGGTAATTTTATTAAAACATATACAAGTACCGGAGACAATAAAAATTGGGGATTACGTAGATGTATAAGTTATAACGATCCGTATAACGGCGGATTATCTGTTGGAGGACCTTACACATATATAAATGACGGAACTGGAGTTGACATAGTTATTCAAGACAGTGGACTTCAAGTTGATCATCCAGAATTCAATGATAGTGAAGGCAACAGTAGAGTTCAGCAAATTAATTGGTATACTGCAAGTGGAATATCAGGGACACAGAGTGTAAATTTTTATCGAGACTGGGACGGGCACGGAACACACGTTGCTGGCATCGCTGCTGGTAAAACATTCGGATGGGCAAAAAATTCTCGAATATACAGTTTAAAGGTCAGAGGACTCGAGGGTGCTGGTGACTTAGATCCCACAAGCGGTTTAGGATCTGGAATTTCTATCACTGATTGTTTTGACGTAATTAAACTATGGCATCAAAATAAACCAATAGATCCTATTCTCGGAGTTAAAAGACCAACTATAGTTAACATGAGTTGGGGATATTCTATTCCTTATACAAATATCAACGGCGGCTCATATAGAGGAACTCCATGGGCAGGTAATACCAGACAAACTGCCTATGGCATGATTGGAAGAAATGTAAGTGGAACATACAGAGGAAGTATCAGAGTCGGTAGCGTAGACAGTGATATTTCTGAACTACTTGCTGCTGGAGTTATAGTTGTAACAGCCGCAGGCAATAATTATGAAAAAATTGATATAGCTTCTGGATTAGATTACAACAATTATTGGAACAGTACTCTTAGCGGATTGATTTATTATCACAGGGGATGTAGTCCTTATCACGAAAATGCTATTACGGTTGGATCTATCGCAGAAACTTCGGCTTACCCTGGTGCAGAAACTAAGTCACCATTTAGTAACCACGGTCCTGGTGTAACTGTTAGTGCTCCAGGAAGTTATATAATGAGTTCTACCAGCCAAACTAATGCGTATTCTGCTCCAAGCTATTATGAAAATGCAAGTTTTAAACAAGTCAACTTATCAGGAACAAGTATGGCTTCCCCACAAGTTGCAGGAGTAACAGCACTTTATTTACAATCAAACCCTTCTGCTACTCCGGCACAAGTTAAAAGTTGGTTAACCGGAACTACAGTACCAGGTCAAGATAGAATCTACACTACAGGCAACGACGATGATTATACTAATGTAGAATCTATTTGGGGCGGAAATCAGAACTATCTTTACTGGCCATATTCTAATTTATCTGTTAGAACTCGTGCATCAGGGTTCCAAATTAAAGGACCTGTGTCGATAAAAATGGGTTAATTTTTAGTCGTCCGAGTACTATAAATATAGTATCTTGGGAACAAAAAATGCTTGAAATTTGGAATAAAAAATCTGGTTACAGTTTTGGAACTATAGAAGAAAGAACAGCCGTCGATATCTCTTTACCTGTTAACTATGTTAATAGTTTTAATGACAGCACTAATTTAAGATTCGAAGTTATTTCAGGAATCTTACCCCCAGGACTTAGGATCGTAGAAGACCGTATTGTTGGTTCAGCATTTGAAGTTCCAAGACCCACTGAATTTAAATTTTGTATTAGAGCACAGTATAACGGAGAGATCTCTGATAGAACATTTAAAATAACTATCAACGGTACCGATGCTCCGATATGGCAGACTGCTGCTGGTCCTTTACCTTTAGGACCTAATGATGCGTACTATGTTATAGACAGTTCATATATTGATTTTCAATTAGAAGTTGTAGATTTTGATATCGCATCTGGTCAAGAATTAAAATTTTTCATTCCTAAAAACGGTGGGGAACTACCTCCAGGACTAATCTTAACAGAGGAAGGAAGGATAGTAGGATGGGTACAACCTACACTTGCTCCTCCGTTAACTGAAGGAAACGGAACATATGATAATCAAAGATTTGATCGCGTAGCGTATGACTACGGTATAAGATCAAGCAACGGATATGATAGTTTTATATTCGATGTAGCTACATTTGATTACAGTGTACCTTCCAATTATCCTAAAAAAATTAATAGAAATTTTGAATTTATTGTCATAGTCACTGATGGCGAAAATTATGCTGAACGTAAATTTAGAATATACGTAGTAGGCGACGATTTCTTTAGAGCCGATAATAATGTTACTGCGTCAGGTAACGGTGTTTTCACAGCAGATGTAACCTACGCCAGAGCTCCGGTCTGGGTTACTCCGTCTAATTTAGGTGTTCATAGAGCTAATAACTATAAAACTTTCAAGCTTGATACGTATGAAGGGTTGTACGTTGGAGTGGTAGATTATAGTTTAGAAACAATAAATCCAGATGTTTCTGGGATAAGCTACAAACTGAACGGCAATGAAAATAAAAAGCTTGGTAGTTTATTAAGAATAAAAAGTGTAAAAGGTACTCCAGTTGTTGGTCATAGAATTAGATTTAGCGATTTAATTACCGGAGGTACTACTCAAGTTAAAAGAATTACTAATGTATTAAAAATTAGTAACACAGAATACTTGTTAACAATCGGAGACGGTGGTATACCGGTAACTGTGCCTAATGATACTGTGATTTATTTAGGCACATTAAGCGTCTTGCCTCCAGGTATGCAATTTGATCAAAGTACCGGAGAAGTATTTGGAATACTGCCTTATCAACCTGCTGTTACTAAATCATATCGCTTTAGTGTCAAAGCTACCAGATTTACTGACAGAGGAGAAGCTGCAAGTAGTATAAGAACATTTACAGCAGATATTATTGGAGAAATTGACAGTGTAATAAATTGGGTCACTTCAGAATCTTTAGGAATATTATCGGCTGAATATATCAGTACATTATTCTTGAAAGCAGAAACAACATTCCTTAACGGTATAATAGTTTATAGAAAAACTTCAGGAAGATTGCCCCCAGGGCTAACTTTAAATCTAAATGGAGAACTTATTGGAAAGGTAAACCAGTTTGCCAGTGCAGAACAAGATGGACTTACAAGGTTCTATGATGTAATCGACGGGTCACAAGACTTCACTACACTCGACGGCGACACAACATCCATCGATCGTTCTTATACATTTACTGTCGAAGCAAGAGATTTAGTTGGTATCAGTGCTGTTTCAAGAACATTTACTTTAACTGTTGATACTCCTAATGATAGAAAATTCAGTAATATTTTTGTTAAACCGTTTTTAAAACAAAATCAAAGATCGTTGTTTAAAAACTTTATTAATAATCCTGAGATATTTGATATAACAGCAATATATCGACCAGACGATCCTAACTTTGGATTACAAACAGAATTAAAAATGCTGGTCTACGCAGGAATTGAAACTAAGTCTGCGGCTGCTGTTGTGGGTATAGCCGGAAGAAATCACAAAATTAAAAGATTTAAATTTAATGAAGTCAAAAAAGCCATAGCATACGAACCAGAAACATTTAATGCTATCTATGAAGTTGTGTATTTAGAAGTATTAGATCCTTTAGAAAAAGGAAAAACCTATCTTCCAAACATTATATCTACAAGTTACAGTGAACCTCCTGTGACTACAGATCAAACAAATCAGTTTAGAAAAGGACCATTTGATGTAGACGTCATCGATTGGCATGCTCCTATTCCGTTTCATGTTACAGCAGACAGAAGCGATTTACTTGCAGGGGATCCAAAGAACGGATCAAAATTCCCCAGTAGTTTATCGCTATGGAGAAATAGAATTAAAGATTTGGGCATCAAAGATCGTAATTTTTTACCTCTTTGGATGCGTAGTATTCAGGAAGGATCAGTGCAAGAGCTTGGGTATGTAAAAGCTATTCCGCTTTGTTTCTGTAAAGTGGGCAGAGCAGATGATATTTTGTTGAATATTAAGTACAGTGAGTTCGATTTTAAACAAATTGACTATGTAATTGACCGTTATATCATAGATGCAGTCACCGGATATTACAGTGATAAATACATAGTATTTAGAAACGATAGGACCACTATATCATGACAAGCCAAATAGATTACTCTGGAATTGATGAAAATTACCCAGTTGCCGGACAGGACAATAACAGCCAGGGTTTTAGAGATAATTTCTTGTATATTAAGGAAGGCCTGACACAGGCTTCTACAGAAATCACCGATTTACAAAATAACACAGCAAAGTTAAATGCTGATAATAATTTTTATCAATCCAGAATTGAAAATGCTATTTTCAAAGCTAACTTTGGATTTGTTAAATCCGAAGGCACTATCACTGGAAATTTAACACTTATTACCAGCGAAGCAGAGTATTTTACTCTTACAGTTAATAGTGGAGGAACTATTACTATAACATTTGGTGATTGGCCAGATGACAATGATTATCCTCTATTAAGAGAAATTACATTAGAAATTTACAGCAGTGGAACAAGCAGACAAGTTAACTTTGCCAGCACAGGCGGTGGAACTATTAAAAAGTTCGGATTTGCAGGATTTGCTGGCGGCAATTTTGTAACAGGTACTAATACAGAAAATCCTCATATTATCAAAGCCTGGACTACTAATGACGGCGATCTAACATTTGTACAATACATAGGACAGTTTTCATAATGCATCCATTAGCTGAAGACTTCACCGATCTCAAAGATGCTGAGATTGAAGAACGAATACACGAACTTAGTAAAAAATTTTACATGACGCATAACCCGCAAGTTCAAAGGCAAATCAGTTTATTTTTAGAACTATATCAAGAAGAACTTCGAACCAGAAGAGCCAAGTTATGGCAACAACAATACCAAAATAGGGACAAGGATCTTGACAATCTGATTAAAGTCAGATAAAATGTTAGGATGAAATCTGACAAACTTGGCTTTCCTATATTTGAAGAAAGCGATATATTTGACCTGTTATATCAGGGAATCGATATAAAAAAATATAGCTCTGAAATGATTCTGGATCAAACAGAATCACTAAACACATTTCAATCAACCAGTAATTTATCATTTTTAAAATCTTTACAAAATGAAGATATATCTTTAGAAGAATTTGATAAACTGTCCCAAAATGATTGGTTCATTCCCGACGATTATAAAAATATGGATATCGAAGAGTTTCTTGTTCATATGTGTCCTGAGCAAAACTATCAGCGTTTAATAGATGAACTAAATGAATTTAAGTCCAGAAATATGTTAAATTTATTACGATGGTTAAAGTATCTTGTAGATACTATGAGAAAAAATAACATTGTCTGGGGTGTAGGGCGTGGAAGTTCTGTGGCCAGTTACGTACTCTTTTTATTAGGAGTTCATAAGATTGACAGTATTAAATATAATCTCGACTGGCAAGAATTTTTAAGATAAGTACATATATTAAGGAGATACAATTATGCCAATGAAAGAACCAGGTAGAAAAGTCTACAAAACCATGCAAGGTAAAGAAATCGATTTTGATCAATTACGTATGAAAAACGAAATGACTTTAGCTGTAGGCAACTCTCGCGTAAATGCAAGGGGTGACGAAATTGGACCAGGCGGTAAAATTATTCGCAAACGAGAAGACATTATGACTGAATATCATACTGACGGGTCAGAAGTTGTAACTAAGAAGAATAGTTAAGGAGGATGTATGAATGTAGTAAAGGGTAAAATTAGCCCTATTAGAGATAACGTGTTAGTTTCCGAAATGGAATTTGGCGAGGAAAAAACAACAACAGGCATAATCATTCAAAACTTAAATGGCAAATCAGAAGGTATTAAGCCTCGATGGGGGCAAGTTTGGGCCATTGGTCCTGAACAAAAAGATGTTAAAGTCGGGGATTGGATTTACGTTGCACACGGTAGATGGACCAGAGGTGTAACTGTAGAAGAAGAAGGCAAAGAAATTATTATTAGAAGAATCGATAACAAAGATATTCTAATTGTTGCAGACGAAAAACCTGAAGATGTGTTTGTACCTAACCAATGACCGATGTAGAAAAAAAGTACGGCGAAAGTTTTTGCTGCGCTCCTTGGAATACTGTTTGGACAGGCCCTAATGGAGATATAAAATTTTGTTGTGCGAGTACAGATGTTTTAGGTAATATATCTGAATCAAGCATAGAAGAAATATATAACAGCCCCCTGGCAAAAAATTTAAGGACTCAGTTCTTAAAAGGAGAAAAACCAGAGGGCTGTACTACCTGTTGGGATCGAGAAAAAGGTGGCTCCAGTGTTGGTCATGCACGATGGTACAGTAATGAACAAGGTAAAGCAGTAATCGATGACTCGATATTACACACGCAAGAAGACGGAACACTGACAAAGCAAAATCTAAAGTTTGTAGATCTAATTTGGTCTAATAAATGTAATTTTGCTTGTATTCATTGTGTACCTTGGCTTAGTAGCACAATTTCTAACGGATACAAAGATGTGTTCACTATCTGGATCGACAAAGACGATAGAAGCATTTTTGAGAAGTACAAAGATCCTGAAAAAATTAATAATGATAATAAGTTAGAATTTATTTTAAAAAATTCTCACAGTTTAGAAGAAATACATTTTAACGGTGGAGAACCGTTGCTTCAAACAGAAACGTTTACCTTAATCGAAGAACTACTAAAATTACCACATCATAAAAATATTAAACTATGGTTTCATACTAATGGTAGTATCAAAACTTACAAAAACATAGACATAGTCGACGATTACTTAAAAAAATGGCAAGGTAAATGTCAAATGGTCATGAGCCACGATCATTACGGAGAACGTGGAGAATATTTTAGATATGGATATAACGAAGAAAAATGGTTAGAAAACTTTTGGAGATTTATCGATGCTGGTATAGAAACAAGCATCGATACCAGTGTAACACTGTTTAATGCGTTGACTCTTAAAGAACTATTCGAATGGTACAGAGATCGAGGAATTCTGGATCATGCTTATCCAAGTTTTAATTACGTACACAGTCCGGTAATTTGGAATTTTCAAAATTTAGGATTCGAACCTGATTGTAAAAAACAATTAACAGACTCATTAATGAGTACACTTGTAAAAGTCGTTCGTCCAAAAATATACGAAGATTGGTATTTAAATTTAAATAATTGTCTAACTCTCTTGAAGTATGATTACGATT